TCATCAAAAGCGGCTAAAGCGCGGCGAACAAGCTCCGGCAACGCAGAATGAACCTGAGTAATGAACTCGGCGTCATGCTTATACATGCTAAACCCGATAGTCTGCTCCCAACCATCCTTATCGGTGGACTCAACATCCACCAGGATGTGTTCACCGTCATCAATGACTTCCCACGCACCGTCTTTGGCTTGGGTGGTTTTCGACCACAGTTGGTACAGGTGGTCGAAGAAATCACGTTCATCCATGTTTAACCCTTCCGTTGTTCGACAAGTTGTTCCAGCAGCATCCCGATAGCTGCCAGTGAGTGCGCTGAGGAAACCTCAGGGTTCGTTGACGCCCTCTCCGAAGCTGTCCTCAGGTGTTTGTGTATCGTTTCCAATGTCAAGTTCCTTTCAGTAATCACTGCCGTACAACGAACCCCATGACCTTCCACCGACCTCAGCCTCGGCGCCGACGTGAACACCTTTGAAAGTGGTGGACATAACCTGCGCTATCACTGAGGCTGCGGTGTCCGCGTTGTGCGCCGGCACAGAAGCCAGAACCTCATCGTGGATCGGCAGGCGAACAAACGGTGTGACCCCTTTGTCATGTAAACGCAGTAAAGCGTTCGCTGTGATATCCCGGCTGGTGGACTGCACCATGTAATTCAAAGCCGCATACGGGCGGTCTTTATCCACCGGTAACCTTCTACCGAACGGTGTGGTGATGAACCCGTCTGAAATGGCGTCCCGCTGCAACCTTTGGGAGTAATCCTTAACCCTCGGGTACCGGGCCTCGAACCCCCCGATGACACGTTTCGCCAACGCGACTTCGATGCCGCCTTGCTCCGCGATGTTCCTGGGTCCGGAGCCGTACACGTAAGCGAAGTTCACCATCTTCCCGATCTTGCGATCCACACCCGAGGCGTCCGCGGTGATCTGGTGCAAGTCCTGGTCGGTTTGGAACGCACGGATCATCGTCTGGTCACCGGACAGCGCAGCCAACACACGTAACTCCTGGGTTTGGTAATCCACCGAAGCCATTACCTCCCCCGGGTCCGAGATAAAGCAGCGCCGCACGGCCCAATCCCCAGCAGGTAACGTTTGGGCAGGGATCCCGGTGATAGACATTCGTGCTGTCCTCGCACGCAGCGGGTTGATCGAAGCGTGGCAGCGCCCCTCCGAGTCCACCCCAGCCAAGAAACCATCCACCCATGTAGTCCTCCATTTGCGTGCTTTCTTGACTTCAACCACAGCCTCAGCGAACTCGTCCCCGTCTGACGCCAACCGCTCTAACAGAACTTTGTCCACCTTCCGGTGCCCGGTGGGGGTGAACTCTGTGAACTTATGCCCTCGAGCTTGGATGGTGTCCGCTAGCTGCTCAGGTGAGAAAATGTTCTCGCACCCCAACTCCCGCGCCTTCCACGCGAACGCTTCCTCTGTGTCCCTGAACGTCTCCGCAAGCTCCTGGGTGTACTCCACATCCAGAAGGAACCCTTTACGTTCGATGTACGAGCAGACCTCAGCTAGTTTGCGTTCCTGTTCCACCAGCCCGCGGGATTCCCGGGGGACAAGCGGTGTCAGTTTGCGGCACAGCCGGTAAGCCAGCACAGGGTCCATGCCGGCGTACAGTTCGTACTGCGGGTCATCCAACGGCACCACCCGCCAGATGTGCGCCTTGGTCGTTTTGTGTTGCAGCCTCAACACATTCATCAGCCCTTTAACTTCGTCGGCCACCACAGGGTCGATGTAATGCCGTGTCAGGTCCTCCAAAGACAAACCAGGACCGCCCTCGGACACACCCCTCGGGTCTATCAAATGCGCCAGGATGCGGGTGTCAATGACTTTCGGCCACAGATCCTCCATGCGGACACCGACGCACCGGTCGAACACCTGAAGGTCAAACGCCGCGTTCTGCAACACCATCCCATCAAGACCCTTCAACGCAGCCCTCACAGCGTGGCGGAACGGCCCCCCTTTATCGACGGGGATCACCCACGCCTCGTCTTCGGTGCCGAACTGTGCGAGCCTGCACCTGAAGTCATCCGCGTAGATCCGCAGGTCTGTGGTTTCGGAGTCCACCCCGAGTACCCGGTGCTGCCGGGTGAACTCGAGGAACGGCTGCAAATCTTCCGGTGTTTCAACAACATTGATGACAACCGGTGTCTCATCCACTAGCCGTTTATGCTGCTTCACTTGTGATAAACACCCCTTATAATCCTTGAAACAGTCGCCTTGTTCACGTCGTACATGTCCGCAATCTCACGTTGCTTCAAAGAGGTAACCCTGGCGAGGTTACGAATCTCTTTGACTTCACGTTCACATAACTTCTTTCTGTTATCAGGTCCGAGGGTGGAGTCCAGTTCGCGCCGCAGCTCGTCCCGTTCTTCGATGAGCCCTTGGATTTCCTGCAACAGACACCCCAACGTCGGGGTGTCAAACACGTTCAACCGGAACGTAGTACGCCACATTCGGCCAGTAGAACTTCGCTTCTGTGCCCGCACCGAACCGGAACACCAACGCGTTCTCCATCGGGTCCAGCACAGCCTGGTCAGCCTGCACGTACACCGATCTGCCGTTGTTCAACACAACTCTGTAATTCATGGGAGTCCTTTCAGGGGGGTGGGGTGGCCCCGGGGTGTTCCCGGGGCCACCACCAATGTCAAGTTACAGCCACACCGGTTGGGCGTCAGAACCACGCGGAGGCATCCACGCCTTCCACGTCTTACCCGTCTTGGAGTTAACCCCTGTCTTGTACGTCCAGTCAGGGCCGGGTGCGGGAGGGGTACCGGCTGGTGCCTCCGTAGCCTGAGCGGGTGCGGAACGTGCCGGGGTTCCCGCGGCCTTCTCCGGTGCGTACTCGGTGACCTTCTTCTGGAAGTACGCACTGAACCGGGCCAACTGGTCCGCAACGAAACGCATGTGTTCCTGCGTTTCAGGGTCAGCAAGGTCCTCCGCGGCAGCCTTCCACGTCGGCCAGCTGGGGGTCAGCCACGGCACATCGAAACCGGAACCGCCCTTCACAGTGCCGCCGACACGGGTGCCGCCGTCCTCACCGGGCTCCACCTTCACAGGTGCCTTCTTCGGCGCCGCCTTCTTCACGGTTTCGGTTTCGCTGAACTCCGCAAACGGATCCACAGTCAATTCATTTTCCTTCACTGTTGTTGTGTTTTCTTCTCAACGCACCGGGCAAGAGCCCGAAGCGCAGTCCTCATCAATGCCGTCGCTGATCTGTTTAGCGACAGCGTTTTGGTACTCCCACCGCTCCAAACGCTCATACGGCGCCTGAGGCATAGACGCCTCAGGGAAAATGGTGGCACCCTTCAACTTGCCGGCGAACTGGCGTAGCTGACCCTCGACATGCTCCGGTTTGTACTGATTCGGATCCACATTCGCGGTGAAAGACACAGCGTTATCAGCCCAGTGCGTTTGGTACAACGCCTGGAACGCCAGCATGTCCCGCAACGAAAGGTCATCCGCAGCTTCAACCAGATCCTCGGCGTCATCCCCGTAAAGGTCTGTAACCGCCTGAACCAAAGTGTCCTTCGTCGGGAAAGACACCACCACCGTGTTATCGGCGTACATGTCGTCCTCGACTTTGAAACCCTCAGCCTCGAACTTATCCGCCATGCTCATCTGCTCCGGATCCACCTTGGACAACCGAACCCTGCGGATGAAATACTTCGCAAAGATCGGGTGAACACCCTCACTGACCCCGGGCATTTTCGCAATCGTGCCGGTGGGTGCAATGGTCCGTTTCTTCACTGGGACAGGGATTCTCAACGCGTGGCTGAATCCTTCAGCGGCCAGATCGACCTGCGCTGCGAGGCTGTCCAACATCCCGATGAACCGCTCATCGTTAGGCGCCTTGGAGTACTTGCGGTGCGTCATGGACAAGAAGCTCGCCACACCGAAATGCCCCACACCGATGCGCCGGTTACGGTCCAACACTTCCCGGCTCTTAGGGTCACCGACCTCCGAGAAGGTCGCCCTGATGAGAAACCGGGTCATCAGCTCGTGTGCCAGGTGCAACCCCAAACGGTCCACTTCACCTTTGTCATCCACGAACCCAGCCAGGTTGATATGCCCCAGATTGCAAGGCTCCCACGGCTCCAACGTGATTTCACCGCACGGGTTCGTACACACAACAGGGTTAGGTTCACCGACGTTGGAGAGTCCGCTGTCCCAGAAGCCGGGCTCACCGTTGTTGACCATTCCCCGCGAAATAGCCTTCAACACCCGGGATGCCAACCAAGCATCACCCTGTTGCGCCTGGTACCAGAACTTCGCGTCAACTTCGACACTGATGTTCGTTGTCCAGTGCGACAGCGATTCCTGTTTGATGTTGATGAACTTTTCGATCTGGGGGTCAGCCCAGTGCATCATTGCCATTCGTGCGCTTCGGCGCACACCGCCGGCGACAACGCACTGCGCGATAGCGTGGTCAATCTCCATACCGGAGATACCGTCTAACATTTCGTTGTTCTCAGCGAGACGGTTGAACACACCTGAGATTTCGTGCAGCATCTTCGCCAACGGCATCGGCCCTGATGCCCTACCGCCGAACGTTTTGAGCTTTGCACCGGCTGGGCGGACCCTGGACACGTCATACACGCGGTGGGGGTGCCCCACACCGTCCCGGTAATGGGTGTCGATCAGATCGACAAGGGCGGCGGACCACCCCTCCCTCGAGTCCTCGATCTGGAACGCCCCAGCCCAATCCGAGTTGTAGTCTATGGACAGCAACCCGGCCTTCGCTAACTCCTGGTAGTCCGGATGCTCTGAGTCACAAACGATCTGCACTTTCAGAGCGTTCTTCACGGGCGGGTAACCTGTGAGGTATTTGTTAGAGTAGTTCGCCCCAACACCCCCACCTTCCATGAGCCGCATGAAGGTGAACTCGAAGTGTTCGGCTGGGTTGGGTGTCCACCCGGCCACCCAGCAGTTAAAAAGGTGCTGGGCGTTAGTGACCCCTGAGGCCCACAGGTGCCGTCCTGCTGGCAGGATTTTGAAGTCCAGCATCATGTCGATGAGCAGTTCCCGTTCCTGCGGGAGTTGATGCCGTTCATCGACCAGGGCGAGGTTGCCGTCCACTACACGCTGCACGGTTTCGGGCCACGTCTCTTTGGTGCCGTCTGGTTTGGTTCGGCTGTAGGTGCGCTCGTAAACAAGCTGCCCGGTAGGTCCCCAGTTAGTCATTCGTTCCTTTCGTAAACACGCCGCCGCAATACATTTCACGGTCCTCCGCGGACCAGTTCTCAATCAACATCCGCCCCTCGTTAGGGAACAGATCAGGGGTGACTTGCGCCCGATACAACTCTGATCTGTGCCCGCCGTTGAACGAACTTTCCATCACATTCAGGTCGCTGCGGTAACTCCCCTCCGGTGGGACTGTTTGCGCGAACCAGTCATCGAACACAGACAACATTTCGTGCCTGTACGTTGTTCGCCCCGTCTGCTCTCTGCGGCTGTTAACGGTTTTGATTTCTTTGTTCGCGTTCTCTGACAGCAACCCGAGGACCGCATCCAGGGTGGGGTCTGAATGTTCACCTTTCTTCCGCCGAAGTTCAGGGAAGATCGCGTTACGCCCTTTGTTTTCCTCAGACAACACGGTCACGTTGACTTCCGCTGTCAAAGATTTCAGGGCTCTTGACAAGGTGACCTGTTTGGCGCCCGGTTCTGGAACCTCACCGTTCTCGTAACGGTCGATGATTGCCTGGGCGTGGCCTGCGTTACGGGCCGCTAAAACATTCATTGCCTTCGGCATCAGACCGTTCAGAAACTTGTTACTTGATTCCCCTTTCAGATGATCTTTGATCGCCTCGGACGAATACAGCACCCGCCCTGAGGCAACGTCCCCTTCTAGGACTTTCTCGCTGACGATCTGGTTGGCCGCTTTACGCACCGCGGACACCTTCTCGCCGGCTTCCATCCCAGCCAACTTGCTTTGCGTGCCAGGGCTTTCCAGGTACCACACCCACAAGTCCTGGGCTAGATCGTCAAGCTCACCTTCGATGCCCCACTCGGCCAGCACAGACTGGCCCGCTTTCCGGAACAGCCGATCCAATGTCAAGTCAGACTTGCCACGTGAATCCGTCAACGGTAAACCTCCCTTGATTGATAGGAACCATCTCCGGTTTCACATGCTGACCTTCAACGGTGAGCAGACCGAAACCCATCTGCCAGTTACCGGTCGCCTGCTTCAAATACTGGGCCATTTTCATGTCCATCAAGTGACCCACTTCCATACCGGTCACTGACTTCACAATGTCCCCGCCGTACCCGAAACTGTGCGACGAGATACCCATACGGTGCGTGTGCCCGATCACCACGGACGCCTGGAACTTCTTCGCAGCGTTCAGGGCGGTGTTGCCGGCGATGCGGCTCATCGAAATGCCACCCAGGTGACCGTGTGTGGTGATCCACCCAGGCGCCACCTTGTAGAACGTCGGTAGCAGTTCCACACCGAACTTGTTGAAGTCCAGAAGGTTCTCCATGTTGAACGCACCGGACTCAGCTAACGCCGGGGCGTACTTACTGAGGTACGTTCTTGCGCGTTCGTCATGGTTACCTTCGTGCGCTTTGAACGGCCCGTCATAAACCTCACGGATCGGCTCGAGCAAACATTTCTTCGCAGCCTCAGAGTCCGCGAACACAGACCCCTCGAACTCACCCGCTGTGCCTTTGTTCCAACGGGACGGCTGAGGCAAGTCGAGCAGGTCACCGATGTGGATAAGCTCATCTGGTTTGTAATCTTTGATGAACCCGATTACCGCTTTCAGAGCTTTCCGTGAATGGTAAGGGATCTGGGTGTCCGACAACACAACAATGCGTTTAGTCATCGAGATATTCCAATCGGTAGATTTCGCGGCTTAGGTACCACTGCGCTTTCCTCAAATCCTCTGTGGGGTCGGTTGTTTTCTTCCCGGCGCGTGACGCGTACTTGACCACGTTGCCCAGGTTGAAGTTCAACTGCTCTGTGAGGTCGATGACTTCCACACCGTTGCGGAACTGGTAGTGGTCCGGGGACACCGGGTCACTCATCTTCTTCTGGCTCCCACACGTAGTCATGAACCGTTTCCACCAGCTTGCCGAAATCGGGCAGGCCAACAGAAAGCCGGATGTTGAAGTCCCACTCAAACATTCGTGTTCCCCTTCGGGTAAGTGTCGATCAGATATTTCAGCAACTCAGGTTGATAACCCAGGATCGGCTGGTAACCTTTCGCTTCGATGACAGGTGTGGACTTCGCCCCTAACCAGCGGTCGATGTAATCTTTGGCGAGGAAATCCTTAGACACATCCACGATTTCGGGTTCTATGCCCGCTTCTTGCAGTTTCCGGATCACCCTCTTACACGGAAGGCAGTGCGGTTGGGTGTAAACAGTTACAGTCACAACATCCTTTCAAGTAGAGCTTGTTTACCTTCGCTGAGAACCAGCGAGTTAACGTCTTGTCCTGGTGGCATCGGGATGACCTTCGCGTTCGGCAACGTCCCCGCTACCGTGTTAGCGAACCGCAACCCTGCTTCGTCCCCGTCAGCAAGGACGAACACGTCCCGGTACCCAAGGAACGGTTCACGGAAGTGCGGCAGCCACGCTTGCGCCCCGGGGACACCCACAGCCGGCAAACCGCACACCTGCGCTGTGATCGCGTCTATCTCCCCTTCTGTGATCGCCACAGCCGGGGCAGGTTTCAGCAACGCAACGGTGTTGAACAGCCTGGGCCTGTCCCCCGGCGCTGTCATGTACTTCCCGTGCCCGGTGTGTTCGTGATCCGCCATGCACCGGAACCGGATCGAGGGCACAGTCCACCCGTTGTGCTGTGACCACCGCAGGTAAGGGATAGCGAGGTACCCGCGGAACTGTTCATGTCCAGGGAGAGGATCGTTGACGTACCCCAACCTGAACTTCTGAACCTTGTCCTTGATTGACGGTGCTTCCAGCCCCCGGCTCCCCAAATGTTCTTCGGCGGGGCTTCCTGGCAGACTTCCGTGATAGCGGTGTGTAGCTTCCCTCAGAAATTGTCTCTGCGATTCTGAAAGCCTCTCCATAAGGAACCCCTTCTTGTTGGCGGATCAACCCGATAACGTCACCTTTCGCTGGGCAGGCGAAACAATGGAAAGCGTCCCGGGAGAAAGACACTGACGCTGACCTGTACGTGTCCCCATGGAAGGGGCATAAACAACTGACCCATTCGTATCCGTTATCCGCGGGCGGTTCCCACTCCGGGTGGTAACGCTGTATCGCCGCGACGATGGATCCTTCGATCATCCTGTGCCTTTCATGTCCACGGTCAGGGTGCGTCCAGTAGTCCTTCAAGTTCCCGCTGTATTTAGAGTATTTCTTCCACTTGAACTTCCCCCGGTGCCTAGCCAACGTCAAGCAGATCGTAAACGTCAAGCCACTGGTTGAACTGCGCCCCGATGTACTTTGTGTACGCGGGCGGGATAGCTTCTGCTAGTTCCTCACGGTTACACCAGTCGATTCCCATTACCTCACGCGCTTTCGCTATCGGTGCGATGTGCCCTGATATAGACATGACTGTCCCCGGTTTCCAATGCCCTGCTTTGGATGCCGGTTTGATGTGTTCAGGGTGCCCTGGAACATTCAAATAGATGTTGGACTCGAACAGCCGGTGACGGTACAACTCCAACCCAAACATCTGCCCGCACAGGGTGATCGGGTCTTTCAGCGGTGACCCGGGGACGTTCTCGATGACCCACGGGCGGTTGAACTCAAGTAACGCTTGACGTGTGGCATCTATGAGGTCAGGGTATTTCTCTGCGAGCCCTGGCCGGCAGTTCGACATAGCGGAATGCCGTTGGCAGGGCGGTGACGCGTGGATAGCGTCGAAGTAGTGCCCGTATTCGTGTAGGAACTCGAGTGCGTCCCCTTGGTTGAACTTGAACGGGTAGTTCTTTTGCGGGCTTATATCAACCCCTGTCACTTCAAACCCTTCACGGTGATAGCCCATCGACGCGCCCCCGGCACCGCAGTACAAATCAAGCAGACGTCTCTTACGCATACAATCATTATCCCATCTTTAGGAACCAATGTCAAGCCAGATCCGGTGTGATCTTCCTCCCAATGACCCGAACTGCTGGTGGGGCGTTCAAATAATCAATGCACCGCTCGAAGAACGCGGGGTCATCCCTGGCATGACCCAACACCCTCGAGTTACACGTCGAACACAACAGACCCCGAACCAACCCCGTTTTATGGCAGTGATCCACAGACAGCCGTTTACGTGCGCCTGTGGCACGCTCACAGATGAAACAGCGACCAAGCTGGTACCGGTACACAGCCCAGTATTCGTCCGCTGTGATGCCATACACCTGCATCCACCGCTGCTCCTGCGTTTGGGATCGACGGTTAGCGCGTTTCGCCCTGTGATGGGTGGCGCACCTGGGGCCTGGGTGCGGCGCTTTACGCCCGGTGGTGATCCCTTCATCTACACAGTCGATGCAGTTCTTCCTTCGGTGCCGGCGGTCCTGGGGCCTGTGCCCAGTAGCCCGCTTAACCGTTGTCATCGAAGAACTTTCTAATCTCCCGGTCAAACCGCAAACGGGAATCCACCCACAACCCCACAACACACAGAATCATCAACGCTAAAGAAGTCAACATCACAAGCACACTCCAACCAATGTCAAAACCGTCACCCAAAAGAACACACCGAACACAAGCAGATCCATTGTCACCTATCTGTGATTTGCATGGTGTCCCCGACGAAATCCAAGGGGATGTAGCTGTAACCGGAGGGGTCCGCTTTCCCGGCCCGGTTCTTCACCGTTGACACACACAACGAGGCAGGCCCGAACTCCTGACTGATCTTATGCAACGTCAACACCATTTCTGGCACCCGGGCGATCTGCCCTTTCACACCAGACAGCGGGATGGGGCGGTCAGCATCGTTATACCCGCCTGTGACATGATGCAGACCCACCACACACGCACCCGTTTTACGTGCCATGTCATGCAGATAATCCATCAACGCCTCCAACCCTGAGAACGGGTCATCATCGTTATCCCCACCCCCGGTGCGAACATTCGTGATGTTATCCACCACCAAAAGGTGCGGGTAATCATCGTAAACTTCCTCGTAGGCGCGGATAGATAACTCGATCTGGTCTAGCGATGGGGATGCGGAGTAGTTGAACCGGATCGGTAGCTCGGTGAACATTTGTTCCGCTTCACCGAGGTCACCGTCCCGAACCATCGAGGACGCCTTACCCATATCCCAACCAGTCATAATGGACAAAGACCTTGATATCTGTGTGAAAGCGTCAGAGTCCGCGGAGAAGTAAAACGCGGGCACCTTAGCTTTCAACGCATACGTCAGGATCATGGCTGACTTACCAACACCAGGGCCGGCGCAGATCAGGCACAGTTGCCCTCTCAGTAACCGTGTCCCTTTCTTATCCAAGCTGTCCCACACCACCGGCAACGGATCCCCGGCGTTACCTTTGATGTGAAGGCTTTGCAGAGCGGTGAACAATCAGTCACCCCCTAACTCGACGGCCTGCACGGTGCCGTCAGGGAACCGCACCGAAACCTCCCTATCCACCCCGTGCTTATGTTTCGCCAACCATTTGTGGTTCACAGCGAAACCCATAGCTTTCTCGAGCGCGGTGAACGGGTACGAGGAACCACCGTTAAGGAAGTTCAACGGCCCCATTTCCACGAACCAATACTCGGTGTCAGGCTCGAGGTCAATCTTCTTACGGTATTCCAATTCAAACCTTCCTTGCCAATGTCAAGTGTCACACAGAGTATTCGCACGCGTATGACACTGAACAAAACCTGCACTTCGATGACTCCGGTAACGGATCAAACCTTCCCTCGTTGATGTTTTCCTCTAACTCTTTGAACTTCCCCGCAACCCTGTCCCTTGTCCACTCGGACAAGTCATACGGCACCGTAGGTTTCCCCGATTTACCCATCCAGTAGTCACCGACGCCTGGTTGTGCGATGTTGTACTGTTCAGCCAAAGCTACCGCGTACACAGCGAGTTGGAACGCATCCCCGGGCTGCGCCCCCGTCTTGTTATCCCGCACCACCACAACGTCACCTTGTTTGATAACGGCGTCGATGAAACCGCGGACTGGCACACCGTCAAGGTCAATGTCGAAACCTATCTCGATGCCCGGTGTGCCGTCCTCCGCTATCCAAATGACCTCATCAGGGTGGTTGGTGTACCACCGTAAATACTTTTCGCACTGCTCCAAACCTATGTGGTAGCGGCGTTCTACGTCTGTTTCCCCGGCGTAAGGGCCGGATGCGAACCACACCTGAAAGTTAGGTGTGGTTTCGCAAGCGGCGTTGATGTGCGTTTCATAGGACACACGGAACACGTCCTGCATAGCCTCGAGGGTCATGGTTCTGTTTGACCGTTCGTAAGCCTCGGCAGCTTCATGTACGGCGGATCCTTGCGCCAACCACGCCGCCGGCCGCTCCCAAACCTTATCAAGCCTCCCTAGTTTGTATGAGTACGGGCAACGCTCATACGTTTTAAGTTGGGACACAGACCTGTGTTGACTCAAGCCTTCCCTCCGATCTGAAATATCTTCCATACACCTTCACCGAACATCATCCGTGGATCCTGCTGCTGACCTGACACCACAAGGGTGCAATCAAGCCTGTGTAAATACTCTCTGACTGGCACGTACACGTCAGATTCCTCTGTTACTAGCACGCTGTGGTACACCGCGAAGTACGGTGCCTCGTAAGCTGTGTAGAGCCATTTGTCGAGGCTTAGGTC